CACTAACTTTAATCTGAGCATCCGTATAAGTTTTAGATTCAGCAACCAGATCTTCCGGTGCCGGGGACCAGTCTGTGGCTTTGTTGCCCTTTTCGAGTTTAACATCGGATAGTGTTACTTTACCGCTTACATAGTCTAATCGCAGTTGTATGCCGGTTGCAGTATATTCCGCATTTTTAGTAATGGTAACTGTACCTTTTACGTATTGTGGCGAACTTGACACAGTAATGCTGTCGCCCAAAGCTAACCATGGGGGTCCATTAAACTGGAAGTGAGCCGAACCTCCAGCCACAGTTCCCGTAATCGTTCCTTGAAAAGTATATGTTCCAGCAGAAAGTTCACTAATAGAACCAACAGCAAAAGCGTAGTCGCCAACACATTGGTTGATTCCATTCGAACCGGTTACGATGTGCGCTGTACCAGTATCAAGTAGCAAGTTCCTTCCACCGACAGAAATTCCATCGATGGCATTCGTAACCTCAGTCTTCGTAGCCCTCAGAGCGATGGCGTCCGAATTCTGCTTAATAGACGCCTCGGCAGTTGTCACGCGCGTTTTGAGCGCATCCGCATCCGCCTGCGCGTTCTCGGCGGCGGTCTTCGCGTCGTTGGCGGTTCCCTGGGCATTGGTGACGTTGTCGTCAGTTGCTCTCAGGGCGTCTTTGGTGGCATAGGTCTTCGACACCGAGCTCGTGATGCTCTCGGAAGTGGCGGTGACATCGGCCTTGGTGGCGAACTTCTTGTCGGCATCGGCCGTCGAGGTGTAGTTCTTCGACAGGTTCAGGGTAACCGCGTCGGCGGTCTGCTGCGCATTGCTCGCCGCCGTCACCGCGCCGTCGGCCGTGCCCTGGGCCTTGGCGACGCTCGTTTCAAGTGATTCGCTCGTAGCCTTAAGGCTCGCCTGCGTCGCGTAAACGGCATCGGCCTGCGCCTTGGTCTGGTAGCTCTTCTTCAGGTCGGCGCTGATGCCATCGGCCGTCTGCTGGGCCTTGGTCGATGCCGTCGCGGCGCTGTCGGCCGTCTGCTGCGCCTTTGTGACGCTGGCCGTGATGCTCTCGCTGGTCTGCTCGAACGCCGATTTGGTCACATAGGTCGCGGGAATGTCAACCTTCAGCTTGTCCACGTCGCCCTGCGCCTTGGAGGCCGCGCTCGCCGCGCTGTCGGCCGCGCCCTTCGCGGTATCAGCGGCCGATTTGGCCGCGTCGGCCTTGCCCGAGGCATCGTCGGCCGTCGCTTTCGCCTTGCTCGCAGCGGTTCCCGCCTTGTTCGCCGCCGCCTGGGCCTTGCTCGCGTCTTGCAGAGCCTTCGTGACGTCGGAATCCTGGTTGAGCTCCCACGTGTACACCACGCCGTCGTCGCTGCCCCAGCGGTACGCCTTGCCAGTGGCCTTGTCGTAGTACAGGTCGCCGTTGTGCTGCTTCTTGAGCTCGGGGGTCGTCCAATCGCTCGCGGGCTTGTTCTCAGCTGTGGGTGCGCCGCTTCCGCGCCATGATTCGATGGCGTTGTCGGCGATGTTCTGCAAGGCATCGACGGTCGCCTTTGTGGCGTAGGTCTTCGACACCTCGCTAGCGATGCTCTCGCTGGTGGCCTTGAGGCTCGCCTGCGTGGCGTAAACCTTGTCGGCGTCGGCCTTGGTCTGGTACTCGGTCGTGAGCTTCGCGCTCACCTCGTTGGCGGTCTGGGTGGCCTGGCTCGACTGTTTCAGGCTGTCGTTGGCCGTCTTGGCCGCGCTCTCGGCGGTGGTCTGGGCCTTCGAAGCCGTCTGGGTCGCCGTCGTGGATGCTGTGAGAGCCGTTTTGCTGTCATTGTAGGCCGTCTCGGCCTTGGTGGTGGCCTCGGTCGCGGTCTGCTTCGCCTCGGTTGAAACGGTGAGGGCGGAATCCGCCTTCGTGGCCGTGTTGCTCACCTTGGTGGACAGATCGCCCAGCTCGCCCGTGTGCTTCTCGACCACGGCCTTGGTCGCGTCGAGGTCGGAAGCCGCCGCCTCGGCCTTCGACTGCGCCTCGGCCGCTGCGGCCTTTGCGGCGTCGGCCTTCGCCGAAACCTGACGCACCTCCTCCGCCTGCCCCGCGATGTCGGCGTTCGCCGCCTCGGCCATCTTCTTCGCCTCGTTTGCGGCCGCCTGGGCCTGGCCCGGCACGTCAACCACGTTCAGGGCGATATGAGCCGACTCGCCGCTCTCGTTGCCCTGCACGTCGAACGCCACGGCCCAGCAGTCGAGCGCGTCGCCCGCCTCGAATTGCATGGAAAGGCTTCCAGCCTCGACAAGGCACCCCATGAGCGACGTGGCATTCCCCTTCTTGGCGTAGAACTCCACACGGTCGAAGTCAGCCGGAACGCCGCCATCGAGACGGCCATCCCAATATGCCGTGGCATCGCCAGAGACGGACGAGAACGCCACCCCGAGCGGCCTGCCCGGGGGCGTCGTGTCGCCCCTGAAGCTGTCCATTCCCTTCGGAGCGCCCGTCTCGTCAACGCCCGCCCCAGCGCCTATCACGGTGGTGGTACCGTCGGCGTTGCGCACGCTCACGGTGCCGTTTCCCGCCGTCTCCTGCGCGCTTGCGGAGTGCAGGGCCTTGAGCGCGGTGCGGGCCACGCTCTCGCGGAAATCGGGCGTCAGGTCTCTATGTATAGCCATCCCTAAACCTCCATCGGGTCGATAAATGGGTCGAATTTGAGCCGCACCGACATGCCGAGGTCCCCAGACATCTGCATAAGCCTCAGGGCGTAGTCGCCGTCTGGCACGGTCGGGAAGCCTTGGAAGCGAACGTTCACGACATCGCCAGGCCATAGGTCGCCTGGGCGTGGAGCGTCGGCGTCGCCAAGGTTTATCTCGCAGGTCAGCTGCGCCATTGGACGCGAGTCCGCCGCGAGCCTGCCGTCGGCGTGCGCGGCCAGAAGTGCGCCGTCCTCTGTCGACGAGTCGTTGAATGCCTCTTCGATGAGAGGCCACGGGTCGGCCGCATTCACGCGCGACAGGTCTTCAGCCAGGTGCACCAGTTCCTCCGCCTCGCTTCCCGCGCCCGTGGCATAAACGCGAGAGACTGGGGCCAAATGCGCCACGCTGGCGTTTCCCGCGTTTCCGCCAGGGCCTATGCGCAACGTCCTGACTGAACGCTGCCCTATATACGCGTCCGCGTCGCTGCCAGCCTTGAACTTGAGGCGCACGCGTGCGCCGTCGGCCATATACGGGCGAAACGCGATGTCTGGGCCTCCGATCACGTTCGCGATTTTCTCGAAGATGTCGGCGCACGCAAGGTTGGACACGTTGTACGGCCAGTACGTGCGCTCATGCTCGCCCGCCTCGTAGAAATCTCCCCAGTCGATGGGCAGAGACCCGCCAGGCTTGCCCTCAGTGCAGTACCAGCCAACATTCGCAGCGATAGCCCGCAGCGACAGGCCAGACAACGACAACGCCGCCGCGCCTTTGTAGAACTCCCCTTCGCGCACCATATATCGGCTTGCGAGAATCTGCATAACCGAATCAAGCGAGAACGATGTGTCGTCAACGGTGTCGGTGCGGCGCCCAACCGCCCCGAACACCACCGGATAGAACGAGCCGCCATCGTCCCAGCCAAGCAGCAGCGCTCGCCTGCCAGCCGATAGGCTTGACGCCTTCTCGCGCCATGTCGAGCCGGGGACGGCCGACCACGGAACAACGACGGAGCGAGCCTCGCCCTCGCCAGTGCCCTTGCCCTTCGTTGTAGACAGGCTTGCATCGGACACCGTGAGCGACCACGAAAGGCTCGGGATGTCGATTGGCGACCTGACGGCTCCAGTTGCGGTGTCGCACAGATAGCAGCGCCACATCTATCCGTTCGCCCCCAGATCTATGAGACGCATGTAGCAGCCAGGGAAATAGCCGTCTTGGTATTGCGTCGTGACAGACGAGATAACGTCGGTCCCGCTTCCCCAAAGCCGAGCTGCGATAGTATGCTTGCCCTTCCTCAAGCCAATCGTCCAGAAGAAGCCCTTCGTCTCGGTGACGTAAGGCGAGCAGGTGAATCGGAATGTCTGTTCCACCTTCCCATCTACAAGGAGGTCGACGTATCCTGAGCCGAGCCATTCCTTCGTTTGGCAATCGCTCGCCCAAACGCTGACCGCCATGAGCACCAGGTATTCGCGGTACGCCGTTCCGACAGACACCTCGCGCGTTGCGAAAGTCCATGCTTCGCCGATGTTGACCTTGCGGCCGTTCGAGTGGTTAAGCCATTGGCCGCTGCCATCGTCTCCACGCGATACATTGCGAAGGCTCGCCACGCGCTGGCCGTCCGCCAAGTTCGCGTCGTCCGCTGCCACTTGCCCAGCATCGACATACACGAAGCGAACTATCTCCGCGCCAGTCGGCAATGTGGGAACATCAGGCGCGCCGTTTTTCGGCGTTCCGGCGGTACACCCAACCTCTATGCGATTGTCCACGTCGCCCTGGCTCGCGTCGTGCGCGCGAATCCAGATAACGTCGAGCCTTCCAAGCGACGCGTCTGCGGGGTCTAGCTCGATTGTCCCGCCGCCAAAGTACGCCTCGGCGTAGCCGTCAGCTTCGCTTCGGCATACGACCGCGACGCCTTCCGAGACGTCGTACTTGAGGCCGCCCGTCTTTGAAGCCGAAACGTCAAGCCCCCAAACGATTCCAGGGTTCTCCCATTTCGCCTGAATGAGCTTGCGATGAGTCAGCGGGTCTAGCCCGTTTCCGTCGACGTCTTGGGCGATTCCAAGCGCCGTCCTGTCTGTCGTGATGCATGTCATGATGCAACTCCTTAGATGTACGTATCCCTGCATTCGACGATCGCGGAACCAACCGCGCCGCCGCCCTGCAAAGCAAACCGCGCCCACGAGCCAGGCGGCACCGAATGCCAGCCAGCTATCGAGGCGTTTGCCGTCGCGTCGATGCTTCCCGCCCTCGCCGTACGCGATAGGAAGTCAAGCTCGACCGAACCGCGCACCGGCGCGGAATACACCACCGAAGACGCCCAGCCATCGCCCGAGATATCGAGCCTGAACCCGTCGGGCATCGGCCCCCGGGCGACGACAACGGGCCACGCCGGGGCGGTGCCCCTGTTTTCGACGACGCCGACGTTGCGTGCGTCGGTGGCGCCCTCTCCATACGAGAGCGGGTAAGAGAGCCCCGGCGAATACCGCAGCCCCGCTCCCGCCACCGTTCCAGATGGCAGCAGAATCGCAGTGCGCTTCTCAGACGAACGGCGGCGCGGGTCGGGGCAGACAACGGTGACCGTCCCGGACGCAAACGCGCCGACGACATCATCGAGTTTCGTTTCGACATACCCGTCGCAATAGGTGTCCTCCCCGCCGGCATTGACGCGCACCCTGACGATGCGCCCCGCCATTGCCTGCAAGCCCGCGAAGGCCTCAAGCGCAACCGACCTGGAATAGGCGGCGAAATCGATAGTCACGGTGCGGGCGGAGTAAACCACCGCGTCGGAGAGCACGGCGTGTGCGCCGTCAGCGCCCTGTCGCTCCGTCAAATCGACCTTGGCGTCAGGCGTTCCCCACCAGCCTTTGATGGGCGTCCTGTTGGCAGTCCAAAGGCCCTCGGCGGGCGCAAGGGCGAGCTTTACGGCTTTGCTTCCGTCGGAAATCTCTATGAACCCCTCGGTCATGCTAGGCTCGCCTCCCTCATGGCGTTTCGATAAATGATTGGCGCTGCCGTATATAGATCCGAATCGGCTCGCACCACCTTCGTGTTGAACGTCTGCACGATTGTGCGGCCTCGGTCGCCGCCCAAAGTCAATCCGCTTCCACGAGCAACCCCGACGACAGTGGCCGCGTCGGCCACCGCCTGCGTCGCCGAGATGCCCTCCATGACGGAAGCCATCGCGTCAGCAGGCTCGTCCGCCAGCTCCGCGATGCCCTCGGCGAGGCCGTGCACGATGGCGCGGCCGCTGTAAGGCGTCCAGCCCTTGCCGCTGAACGGGCCTCGCTTCGCGGGCGAATGCGGCAGGAAGCTCGCGATGCGGTCGACGACGCTGCCGATCGCGTCGCCAGCGGCGCCAATCATCCCCATGATGCCGTCGATGAGGCCTTGGACAATCGCCGAGCCAGCCGATTGAGCCTGGCCGATGATTCCCAACAATCCGTTGATGAGGTTCGAGCCGAACGTCGAGGCCGCCTCCGCAGCCTTGCCGCCCATGCTCGAAACCCAGCCGCCAACGGTGCCAATCACCGATGAGAGGAAGCCCCCGACTTGCCCCGGAAGCTGCCCGAAGAAGCTCCCGACGCTTGAGAGGAATTGCGAGCCAGCCTGCACGGCCTGGGCCACGATGCTCGCGACCCATGCGCCGATGCTTGCTATCACGCCAGCGAGAAAGCCGCCGACGAGGTCAGGAAGCTGCCCGAAGAAGGCTCCCACCTGGTCGACGAAGGATTGCACGCTCGCGGGGACTCCCATGAGGAAGTTTACGAACTCGGTCACAGCATTCACGAGCAGCGTCACGGTGTCGACCGCGAAGGTGAAAGCAGCAACCACGATTTCGAGCGCGGCCACCAGAACGTCGCCGAGGAACGTCGCCAAAGGCTCAAGCCACACCTGCGCGTCGGCCACGGCCTGGAAGAAGGCCGACAGGGCCTCGCCAGCCGCCTCAAGCACGGGCATGAGGTATTCGCCCGCCTGGTCTGCCAGGTGCCCGATGAAGCCAGCCACCGTGTCTATGACGGTCGCGGCGGCCTCCATGGCCGAGGTTTCGTCGAAGCTCTCGGCGAGCTGCGAGATTCCCTCAGCCGCCTTCGCGCCGAAGTCGGCGACGGTCTGCAGTGCCCCGGTTATCGCGTCGGCGAAATGCGAGTTGCCCGTAAGCGCCTCGATATCGCCGTTGAGCATGTTGAGCGCGTTCTTCGCCACGAGCGTGAACGATTCGACGGGATTGTCGCCCATGCTCCACAGCGACTTGAAGCCGTTGAACCTCTGCTCGATTTCGTCGAGCGCCGAATCGATGCCGCTTACCAGCCCGAGCGCGAAGTCGTTGCCCTCGAATGACGCTCGAAGCGCCTCGATTGCCGAATCGCCTATCTGCCCCGCGGCAGACACGAGCGTGGGGCCGACTTCCGCGACGATGCCTGGAACGGTACCGATTAACGTCCCAATGATTTCAGCCACGCGCGGTACGACGTTATCGGCGGCTGTCTCGACGCTCGAAACCAGGTTTTCTGTCAGCTGCGACATGTCGGCGTCGGAATCGCCCAGGCCCGTGAGCCAATTCTCCCAGGCGGCCTTCATCATGTTCACGGAGCCCTCGATGGTGGTGGCGGCCTCGCGCGCCGTGGTGCCGCCGATTTGCATCGACTCCTGCATGACGTGGATTGCCGCGACGATGTTGTCGAAGCTCAGCGAGCTTTCGTCGACCGTCACGCCAAGCTTCTTTTGAATGTCCGTCATCTTCGACGCGTCGGAGATGAGCCGCTGCATCTCTTCCTTGGTGCCGCCATAGCCCAGCTTGAGGTTGTCGAGCATGGTGTAGTTTTGCTTCGCGAAGCCCTGGTAAGCCCACTGGATCGACTCCATGTCGGTGCCGAACGTGTTCGCGTTGTCCGACATGTCAACCATCGCCATCTCGGCGTAGTTCGCGGCCGCCACGGTGTCGTTGCCAAGCGAAGTGATAAGCGCGGCGCTGAAGCCCGTGACCTGCTCCATGTATTGGTTCGCCGACATTCCGGCGTTCTTGTAGGCGTCGGCGGCGTTCTGCAGCACCATGTTCTGCGACTGCTCGAGCACACCCCATTTCTCGGCCACCGCGTCGACCGCGTTGCCCGTGAGCTCGGCGTACTCGTCGAGGCTCTTGCCCATATTGCCGAACAGCTTCTGGATGCCGCCGACGTTCTGCTCGTACGCCCCGTAGGCGTCGAGCGATGATTTCGTTATCGCGCCCGTGGCCGCCGTCACTGCGGCGACGCCCGCTGCCACGCCCTTCGCCGCGACGCTTGCCGCTTTGCCGAACGTGTCGGTCACCTTGCCGGCGAGGTTGCCTATCTTCGACGACGCCTGGTCGTCGACGCCGATTTTGACCATGAGGTCGAGCAGGTCCATCAAACCACCTCCAAGCCCGCCCTTTCGATTACATCGGCCGCGATTTGCTCGGCGCTGCGCCCGTCAACGGGCCTGCGCGACGATTCGACGATTTCCCTCCACGATTGCCTCATGTATTTGCCTTGCGGCGTCAGAGCCGCCTGCTCGCTCATGTACAGGCGCCACGACCGCTCCTCGTCCTCGCGCTTGGCCCTGGCCTTGACGTAGCAAAGGAAAGGGCGAGCACGCCGAGGCCCGACGTACTCGCCCAAGCAGAGCCATATGAGAGACGGGTCGCGCGCCGCTAGGCTAAAAAACCCGCGAACAGCTGGCGAAGCTCGCCGTCCTTGGCGAGCGCCGCCTTGAGCGCCGCCACGTCGGAAACGACCTTCGCCGCGTTGCTGCACGCCTCGTATTCCTCGACGGTCTGACCGTCGACGGCGGCCAGCACCTTGTACAGGTCGCCCACGTTCTCCTTGAGCATGCGCGGAATGCACTTCGACACCAGGCCCGCCGCCCATTCGTAGGCGTCAGCCTTCTTGGTGCCCTTGGCCTTCGGCTTCGAGCGGTACGCGGAGATTTCCCTCACCAGGTCCTCGCCGATGCCGCCCTGCATGACGTGCTCGGCCGCCTCGCCGATGAGCGCGAGCGACTGCATAAGCTGCTCGGCCGTGAGTTCGTTGAATTTCATGCGATTTCCCTTTCGATCTAAGCTGCGTCGGCGGTTCCCTGCTTTACGTAAATCTCGAACGGCACCTTGTCCGGGTCTTCCATGGAGTAGTGCGCCGTGTACTCGAACGCGAACTGGCCCTTGGCCTTGTCGGATGTTTGAATCTGGAAGCCGCCCGTCGAAAGCGCGTTCATCAGGTGGATGGCGATGAAGCCCGCCTTGCCCGTGCTGCCGTCCTGGTTGACTTCCGAGTAGTCGCCGATAATCCACAGATCTTCGAAGTCGCCATCCGCAAGGTCGTTGCGCGGCGTGACCTTGTCGCCCGCCGCGTCGGCAGCGCCCACGAGCGAACCGGCCGCATCGACCGTCACCGAGATGAACGTGCCCGAGGCCTTGGCCTCCCACGAGTCGAGCTTCTTCAGCTCCTTCATGTTGTTCGGGCAGTTATCAATGTCCTCGCCGAAGTCGGTAAAGCTCGGCGTGGCCGTGAAGTTGATGCCGCCGGACGTAGCGCCGATGATGTCGGACTTCGCCACCTCGCCGCTCGTCGGCGTGAAGTTCTTCGCGAGGATGCCCGCGTTCATCTGGATGTGCTTGAACATGTCCTGCGGCAGCTGGCTGTATTTCATGCGTGCCCCCTTAATAGGCAGTCAGGAATTCCACTGAAAGGTTGATGTAGCGCCGTTTGACGGCGTTGTCGCCCGAATCCACGGGCTGGCTGAACGGCTGGCCGCGCTTGACCCAAACCAGGCCCTCGTCGCATGGCAGGCACGTCCCGCCGATGCCCAGGGCCTCGCCTATCTCGCGCGCCTTGGCGTTGGGCTTGGCCTCGCTCGTCGTGCGGTACCAAATCGAAAGGTCGCACGCCTGCTCGCCATCGCCCCACATGCCCGTGGCGAGCGTGTAGGTGATGTAAGGCTCGGTCGCATCGTCGGGGACGGCGGTTGCCGCGTAGGCGGGGATGCCGAAGCCCTCGGCCCACGCCTGGAAGGCGGCCTCCTTATTCATTCGGCACCTTCCAGGCCTCGGCCTGGCACTGGCTGAACTGGAAGCTCACCATACTGGGCGTCTTTCCGTCCTCGGCGTTCGAGGTGACGCGGAAGGCCTGGCCGTCGCTCTTGCGCGTGAACACGTCGTGGAACTTGAGCGGGGCCTTGGTGGTCACCGTGTACAGGCTCGTTACGCCCTCCTTCTCGGCGATTCTGGCCTGCGTGCTGTCGTCGTGGACGATGGCCGCCTCGAACGGCGCAGAAGGCGCCCAGACCGTCGCGAAGCCGCCCTCGCCGTCGGAAACGCGGCGCTGCTCGAGCAGCTCGCACGGCACCATCATGTCTTCCCAAAGGCTCATAGCTTCCTCCAACGGTTGAGTTCCGAGCGGAAGGCGTCGCACCACGTCAAACGGCCTTGAGAGCCGCCCTGCGACCCGTTGCCGCTGGCTTTTGTGTAGGTATAGCCACCGAAGCTTTCCGACTGGTACGGGCTTTCTGCGGCCTTGCCGTACTTCTCCTGCCAGGCGGCGATGCGCTCGGCCAAATCGATGACGGCCTGCGGCACGGCCAGCGCGATGACCTCGCCTTGGAAGAACTCGTCCTTAAGCTCGGCGGGCCACTGGTGCAGGCCGTCGTTCATCACGCTGCCCGAGACGAGGAAGTACTGCCCGTCGAGCAGCCAGCCGTCGGGCAGCGTCAATGCGCCGCCCTCGACTTGGAAGAAGCCCGTCAGGCGCTTGCCCGGCACCTCGAACCAGTTGTTGAGGCTGTGCAGAACTTCCCCGAGCATGGCTATTTCGCCGTCGCGTCGCCGGACTTGAGCGCCTTGTACGCGCCGTCGCACTCGACCACGGTGATATGCTGGCCGGTCGCGGCCTCGACCTCGGACTCGCCGTCCCAGGCCTTCCAGCCGCGCACATCCTGGCCGTAGGAGACCGTGGCGGCGGCGGAGCCGACCTTGACCTTGTACAGGTTGGAGGCCGCGCCCTTGGCCTCGGCGACGGTCACCTTGTTGTGGCCGGAAGCGCCGGCGGCGGCGGTCACGGTCAGGGAGCCGATGGTATGCGTGGCGGAATCCACGTCGATGACAGCGATGGCGTCGACGTACTCGGCGAACAGCGTCATGCCCAGGAGCGCGTAGCTCTCGCTGGTGGCGTTGCTGTAGTTGCCCTGGGAATGGAACCCGATGAGACTCAGGTTCGCGCCCACGGCCGCCGACGTGGTGTACACCAGGCCCGCGCGGGCGAAGTCGGACTCGCCCGGGTCGACGTAGTACAGGTTGATGTTGTTCACCGGCGTGGCGATGACTCGGCCGCGCTTGATTTCGCGCTCGCCGAGCAGGAACACGGTGTCGAAGCCGAGGAAATCCTTCATGTACTGGAAGCCGAAGGCGTTCTGGATGGTGACGTCCTTCATGCCGACGTACTGGTACACGTCGAGGATGTTCACGAACGCCACGACGCCCGTCACGCTGCGGTGCATGTCCTTGAACTTGGCCTCGACGTTGCCCTTCGCCATCGCGAGCGCCATCTGCCAGGTCGCCTCGGTCGACGCGAGCATGCCCGTGTTCAGGTAATCGTAGAAGCGGTCGGTCACCATCTGGGTGAGGTCGAAGCGGAACTCCTCGTCGGTCTTCGCCACGGCATTGTCGTAGCCGTGCTCGTTGATGGACTCGATGGACGTGGCCTTGGCGTACTTCTCGACCGTCAGAGTCGCGTACTCCTTCTCCTTGACCTCGTACTTGGAGAACGGGATGTCCTCGCCCTCGCCTACGTTGCCCGACTGCAGCGCGCCCACGGCGTACTTCGATTTGAGCTTCGTGTTTGGCGCTCGCTTGATGGGGCGCAGGATTCCGAGAATCTGCTGCAGGTGCTCCCAGTTCTTCTCGAACTGGGTGACGAAGTCGACCTCGCGGGTGGTTACCTGCACGGCCGCCTTGTTGATGATGTTGGGCTTAGCCATCGGCTACTCTCCTTCGTTCTGTGCCTCGATGTACTTCGCCAGGGCTTCCTGGCGCGCAACGGGGTCTTGCATCTTGGTGATGTCTTCGAGCTTCTTTGCGCCGCCGTCGTTCTTCGGCGGGTTGGGCGCGTTTGCGCCTACCTTCTGCGTCGTGGGGATGAAATCGGCCCAGTCTTCCTTGATGGACTTGACCAGATCTTCGGCGCCCTCGATAGCGCCGTCCTTCACCTTGATTTCGGACAGGTCGGAAACCTTGAGCACGGAATCGACTCGCTTGGAATCGACGCCGGCCTTGACGATCAGCTCGCGGTACTTCGCTCGCTTGTCGGCCTCGGCCTTCTCGGCGGCGATGTTGGCCTTGTAGTCCTCGAACGCCTTCTTCTCGGCGTCGTACTTGGCCTTGTAGCCGTCGCTCGGCTCGGGGTCTTTCGGCTTCGGCTCCGTGGAGGCGGTCGCTTTTGCCTCGGCCTTGGCCTTGTACTCGTCGCGCTGCTGCTTCAGCGCGTCGGTGGACTCGGTGTGCTCCTCGATGATTTGGTCGATCTTCTCGTCTTCGATGCCCATTGCCTTGAGCATCTTGCGGGTGAGTGACATCCCTGTTTCTCCTTTGCTTCGGAATTTCGCCCATTGCCTCGGGCTTGCCAGCCGTTCCTCGCTGGCCGATGGCACTAGTTTGCGCTTTGGGTCACAGGTCGCTTAAAAACAGAAAAAGCGGCCGTAATGGTCGCTTCTTATATCGATTTCGGGGGATTTTTAACGTTTTGCCGCTGATTTTCGCGCTCAAACTTAAAAACTGGAACGTTTTAGCTCTTACGAGCCGCCCAGGTTCTTCTTGAGGATTGCCTTGTATTCCGACCGATGCCCAGACGCGGCCGGGCGCAAATATGGCTGTGCTTTCATATGCCTCGTGCCCAAGCAAACGTACGGGGCATAAGAGACATTCGTGCCGATGTAGACGGCCTTCTCGCTCGCCCTCACGACGTGCGTGATACTGTTGCGCAAGCGGCCCGTGTCTACGGGGCATTTCTTCTTGGCGTACCCTTCGGCGGTGAGGCCGATCTCCTCAAGCCCCTTGGTCAACGCCTGGTTGAACATTCGCGCCCACTGCTCGCGGTTGTCTTGGTTCACGGTGACGCCCATTCTGACCTCCTTATAAGCGCATGGCCTGGAACTTGCCCAGGCCATGATGCCCGCCGCCCGAACCGCACGTAGCGCGAACGCGGCGACTTCCCGCAGGCCCAGGGTTGCGGCCCCTGTTCCTCGAAGCCTGCGGGCTTGTGGCTCCATTGTCGCTGGAAGGTCACAGCAAAGGAAAAGCCCGCCGAAGCGGGCCTTGGTTGGGAGAGGCTATCCCCTTCCCTCTATCACGTCGTTCAGGTGCTCGAAATACCCCATATCGTTCTTGGGCCAGTCCCAATCGTTGGCCTTGAGCCATTCGTGCACCTGCTTCATGGTGTCGTTCTGCTTTGCGAAATGCACGATGGCTTCTATCTCGTCTTCGGGGACGCAGTAAAAAGAGAGGTTATGCCTAATCTCGAACTCGTCGTGCGGATACGCCTTTGGAATGAAGCCAGCCTCCTCGTCGCTCGCCCATCTTTCATGGATGGGCACGGGTTCCCACTTGGTCATAGCTCCTCCACCTCGATGCGCCATATCTCGCCTTCCTGCCTTACGGACTTTACCAGAAAGCAGCTCTGCTCGCTGTGCAGCACCTCGTATTCGAGCATGCGCGACAGCTCGGCAACGGCCGCGCCGGTCTTGTTCTCGGCACACTCGAATACCACGTGCACGCCATCGTCTGTCTTTACGGCGAACTCCTTTGCGACATCCTCGGCGGAACTCCAACTCGAAATTCCCTTCATATCCATTTTTTCGCCAAGCTGCCACAGCTCGCGCGGGTCTTTCCCCTGGGGCAGCTCTAAGCCGCGCCAGATTCTGCCTTCGTACTTCGGCATTCCCGCTATAACCTGCTCAACATCGTATCGCTTGTCCACTACGAGCGGAGTGACGTTCTTCTTGTCGCGCATGCTCTTGTACATGTTGCCGAACCACGCCGAAACGGAATCCTGCAATTCCGCCGCACGCTCGGCAGACACGCCAAGTTTTTCCTCGATTACCCCGGCAGCGGCCTTGTCGCTTGAGAAAACGCCTTGCGCCTTTGTTTTCTCAGTTGACTGCTTGAAGTCCTTGTACTTGGAAACCTTCCATCTCGAATACTCGGCATTTCGGGCGGCTATTTCGTCTGCGTGCTCTGCCTCCCACGCAGATTTCGCGCGTTTGTATTTGATGAAGCTTCCGCCGAAATCGTCCTTTGTCTGATTGAACGAAAGAAGCTCTGGCGGCTTGTCGCTCTCCGCAGCATTCACGACATGCTTCGGCGCGAGCTCATTTTTCCACTGCTCGTACGTCATACCCTCTGGCAGCTTGCTCCACCGCTCCGCGTCGTCTGTCTCGAAGCCCTCCACGGCTGCAATGACCGTGCATCGGCAGTTGCAAATCTCGGCGTACCTCGCCGTGGGGTCGCCAGGGTAGCGGCACCCGTTCGAGAACTTGGCTTTCTCGTCGTTGTCGACTCTCTCCCCGTCGAGCTGCCTGTGGCTGTGGCGCGTGCGGCCGTCCAGCGTGGCGAGCCATTCCTTCTGAAGTTTGATTCCCATGTCCTTGGCGCGCTTGTAGCTGTGGACGCGCCCCGCGTTCTCGGCCCCCGTGACGGCCGTTCGGGCGGTGCGCACGGCGGCGGCGTAGTTACTGCCCGTCACGCGCTGCACGCGCCGCGCCATCTTCGGGATGGACTCGCCAAGCAGCACGCCCTGCGTCAGCTGCGAAGCCATCAGCTTGCGGTTCCACAGCTTGTCCTTGGCGACGTTCACGCCCGGGGCCATGAACAGCGCCTCGCCAGCCGTGAGCATGTGCTGCACCGTGTCGGGATCGACCAAATCGAACCCCACCGCAAGGCCCGTCTCCTTGCACACCCAGAACGCCGAGTAGTTCGCGTTCTCGGCGTACACCTCGGGCAGCTTGCCCGCCAGGGCCGCCATCGCCACCTGGTTCGCCTCGGTCATTGCCTGCGAAACCTGGTCGAGCGTGCTCGACAGCTGCCTGCTGCGCAGAATCTGCCCCGAGCGCCAAGACTTGTACTCGGCCTTGGTCATCTCGCCCTTCCCGACGAGCTCTCGGCGCTTGGCGTCCTCCTTCTCGAAGCGCTTCAGGAACTTCGCAAGCGCTTCCTGGGCGTCGGCCTGGGCCTGCTGGTAGACTTCCCACACTTCGGCCTGGAACTCGGCTATCTTGCGTTCTGCGTAGTCGTGGGCCTGGTCGCTCATGGGCTATTCCTCGGGTTCCTGCTCGCCATCGCCTGGCTGTTGGGCGTTCTGCTGCAACGCCGGCGGCAGCATCGCCATCTTGTCGGCCGCCTCGGCGTCTTTGCGCCTCAGGATTTCCTTCACCTCATCGGCGGTCACGTTCGGAAGCTTCTCCAGGATCGTCTCGTCGTCAAAGTACTCGGCCTCGGAGAGCACGATTTCGACCTGCTCCTTGACGTTGCTCACCCGGTTGCGGGTGAACTTCGGCTCGTCGTCGATGCCCGCCACGGCCAGCAAGGCGCGCAGGGCATCGGCGACCTGCGTCTCGAACTTGTCGGCCTCCTCGTCGAGCGGCTGGTACGCCGCGTCGATGTGATCGTTGGTGTTGCCCGCCTGCAGAGTGTGCACGTCGAGCGCCCCGAAGTCGTCGTACAGGTCTTGGCGGATGCGCGTCAGCAGCGCCTCGCGCGCGCCGAAGGGAACATCCTGCGTGTACGGCTGCACATCGCCCGCGTCGTCGGTGTTGGCGTTGAAGATGTGCAGCAGCTTTAGCTGGTCGCGCATCTTCAGCAGGTCCTCGGTGTGCATGCCGCCCGCGTTCTTGACGATCCAATAGATTTGCGCGCAATCGTTGGTGTCGTTCGCGAAGCCCGCCTTGATGAGGTCGTAGGCGTCGATGTGCCCGCGCATGCCGACCAGCGTCGAGCGCTTGAACTCGCTTCCCCACATTGGCACCACGGGCAGGCTCGTGTAGTTCTCTTCGAGCACTTCCGTCACCAGGCCCGTCGCGGGAACCTTCGAGATGGTCACCTTGTAGCCGCGCTTCGGCTCGATTTCCTCGAATCCGCCCTCGCCCTCGCGGTACTTCGTGAAGCCGTCCTCCTCGTACAGCATCGCGCTCATGGGGTACTCGGGGCCGATTCGGCAGAAATAGATAGCGGCCCGCAGCGAGCCGTCGTACTCGTCCCAAACCGGCACCATCTCGGTGACCTTGCGCACGTCGATGTGGTCGACGTCCCAAACGGCGAACGCCAGGCCATGGATGAGCGCGTAGGTGCCCCACGCCTGCAGCTTGCTGTTGAAGCCCTCGCCGAGCTGCTTCAGCGTGGCGTCCTTCGAGAACCCCGCGCCGTTGCCCAGCGAATACATGCACCGCTGCGTGTTCAACCGGTAGAAGAACCTGCTCGGCAACTTCATGTTGCTGGCCGTGGTGTCGACGAACTTCTGGCCCGTGAGGTCGTAGAGCGTCTGCACGAACTCCGAGAGCGTCTTGTTCTCCCAGCGGTAGTAGCTGTCGGCGATGACGGCCTCCTTGTACATGCCGCCGCACTTGTGCGCCTCGATGGCCGAAGCCACCCAGGCCGCCTTGTCCTTCGCCTTCTCGAAATCCTGGAATGTAACCAACGAACCGGGCATGCGCCCTCCTTACCTCGCCCGCACGGTGAACGCGGGAACGTACTCCTCGACCGGCCTCCACATGCGCAGCGTCGCCACCCCATATCGCAGCGCGTCCATCAGGTGGTCGTTAACCTTCACGGGCTTGTCGCCATCGGCCTTCGCGTCCCAAACGTAGCCCGCGAACTCCTTCGCCAGCTCGGGCAGATCGTCGGCGTACCTCACCTTGCCCTTGGACATGCACATGGCCGTCTCCCTGATGCCGTCGGCCACGTCGTTGCGCGCCTTGCGGACCTTGAAGCCCGCCTGCCGCATCGCCGCGTGGAAGCTGGTCGCGCTGGGGTCGATTATGAACGGGGTGTCCTGCGGCAAATCGCCCAGGAACGCCGCCATGTCGGCCACGTAGTCCGCGTCTGTCTTCTGGTGGCCCGTGTCGCGCCCCGAATAGCGGTACTCCTTGACCACGTGCCAGCAGCCTCCGCAGCGTGCCCATAGCAAGGCGGCGAAGGCGTTCTGGGTGCCGTAGTCGCACGAGACTGCGTACTCGTCCGCCTCGCCATCGAATCGGGCCTCTGCGGCGTTCTTGTAGTCGGGATAGATAAGCCCCTCGGCTTGCGTCCACAGGCCCTTGATGTATCGGTCGTAGTAGATGGTGCCCGCGTAGTCGGCTTCCAGCTGCGCCACGATTTCGGGGAGCAGGGCGCCGTCCCAAATGGTGTAATCCTGGCGATATATGTCGATGCCCTCGCTGTCGAGGAATTTCTTGAACCAGTGGTTGGGGCTGTCGGGGTTGCACGTGCCGTCGAAATGGCTGTGCGGGCAGCGCAGGCGGCTCTTGAGCATCTGGAAAACCGGCTCCGCCCACGTGGTCACCTCGTCGCCGTACACCCACTCGAACGTGGCGCCCTGAATCTTCGAAACGCTGTTGGACTTGTCGGCCCCCAGGCAGTACACCTTCTTGCCGAAGATGACGGCCGTGTTGTCCGCGCGGATATTCCCCACCACGTCCTCGGTGTAGAGCGAGCGCATAGGCTCCAGGATGTTGCGCTCAAGCGTGCTCCGTGTGTTTCCGATCATCACGAGCAGGCCTTCGCCCCTCGCCGCCATGATGCGCTGAGGAATCGTCACGGCTATGTCGAGGTACGATTTGCCGCTGCCCGTCGCGCCGCATTTGACGTTCCACCTGTGAGTGCACTCTTGCAGGTACTCCCGCTGCATCTTCGTCAGCATCGGGCTACCCTATCGCGCTCGGCACTGAAGAGATGAGTTCCTTGGCCGCCTTGAGCACAGCCGTGTCGGTGTCGTCCTGCGTGGGGCGGTCGCGCCACAGCTCGGGCTGTCGGTTCTTCAGCCAGTAAATCATCGCCGTGGTGTCGGGCGGCAATGTCTCCTCGGTTACCTCGGTGAGGGTCACCTTGCGACCGTCGCTGTCCAGCACGTCGCGCTTCTTCTTAGTGACACGCTTAGCGTTGCCGCAGGCCCGCGCGTACAGGCTGTCCACTACTGCCTCGTCGGCCTGGCTCCTGGATTCCTTTAAGGCGTGACATAATTCGGGATGCGCCTTCTGCCACCTGTACAGCGTGCGCTCGGCGATTCCGAACGCCTCGGCTATCTCCCCAGCTGTGCAGCCTCTTCTAGCGAGCGACGAGGCCCACGGCACGTGGCTCTTCGCGTCGTAGCCCGTCGGCTTTCCCCTATGTTTCGCGTCAGTCTTCATGACACCGATTGTGCCGCCTCGGTCACAGCAAAGGAAAAGCCCCGCCGAAGCGGGGCCGTGACATGCCGACGGGAATCGGCTTTTCGATTATGCCATCGCGTGATACAATGGTTTTGCTTCGCCGGGGCCTGGTTTTATCCAAGCCCCCTTTTTCTTTTAGTCCTTCAAGGTCTCGATGATGGTTTCGAGCTTGCGCTTCCATGCCTCGGGGTCGCTTTCCAATCCCTTCAGCTCTTCGAGATGCAGCACGAGCATCTTCTTGAAGGTTTCGAACTCTTGGTTGTTCATTTCCTCTTGCCTCTCGTCCATGGCTCGGGCCTTTCCCTTGCCTCTGGCATATATTATACTATATAACACCAGGCAAGTATATAGTTTACTATACGTTTTCTCGAATTTCTTTCCGCACAAGCCGCTTGATTTCGGCGTTAACGTTCCCGCATTCCTCCAGGTACCGTATCACGTCCGCGTCGGTCTCGTTGTTGCACCTGCACACGAAAGTTCGCATGTGGTTCTTGATGTATTTGGTGGTCGCCTTCACCTGTGCCGCAGTCGCCATGCAAGCCTCCTTTGCCATTGTGTATAGTATACCATATATTTCAGGCACAAATAAAGCCCTCCGAAGAGGGCTTTATTTATCGCTTCTCGTATTCGTCGCTCACCACTTTGGGAACGAGCTTCTTCCAGTCGATTCGATGGTGGTACCTCCCGAACCTCACGACCAGCTTCGCCGCAACAGGCGCGAGGAGCACCGGGTACGCGCTCTTCCTCACCGTGCCTTCGAGCTTGTAGATGTCCGTCAGCCCGCCGCCCTCACTCTGCGTCGGCGGCATCGTCATGTTCATGCACCGTAGTGACATCTCGCACCCGCCGTGGCGGTACACGTTGATGGCGTTGATCGTGTCGTCGTTCATCCTCGCGACCCACGGCTCGAACAAATCCTCGGTGCTCGGCATGTTGTGCGCGTTGAACACCCTCTTGCCGAACGTCTTCCCATGGTCTGGAAACGCCTCGCTGGCGGGCGGGAAGCCTACGTTCTTCAGGCTCGCCGAGTACCCGAACTCCGCCAAACGAAGCAGCCATTCCTGGAACTCGCGGCCGCTCTCGAAGTTGACGTTCTTCGTGCACTCCGCGTTGACGCGCTTGAACGCCGTGTAGTCGTCGTCGAACTGCCAGTGGCGCAGCTCCCCGCGCTCCCTGCTTATGCGCGCCGTGGCGTTTCTGACGGGCACCGCGCCCGACGCCATCTTCTCGAACCCGAAGTTGTCCAGCGTATTCGTTCGCGTGATCTCGTCGTACCAGTCGAACACGAGAACATGCTCGCCCCATGCCGCCTGATACTCGGGAAGCGTCTCATCGTTGTTCCCGCACACGATGAACCACTCGCCCGGATAGCCCATCTTCTCAAGCGTCTTCGCCGTGGTGCACTGCGGCCGACCCTTGCTGATGATGTACACCGTATTGAGCAGCCGCGCCCTTTCCCAGAACGAAAGAGATTGCAACGAGTCTCGGCTCATTCACAACCCCCCCCACGAGGTTTTCGGCGATGTCGGCGAAGCCGTTGGCAATGAGCTGATCGCGGTCGAGCAGCACCAGCCCCAAGCCCTCGAACGCGCGCTGCTCCTCGGCGGTGGCCTGGTTGGCGTAGTAATCCGCTATCTTCGCGAAGTCGAACTCGCAGAACCAATCGAGGCGAATCTTGAGCATCTTCTTGATTTGCGCGTTCTTCACCTCGGAAATGAGGCCATCGAGATGTTCCTTACGCGCGGCGTCGAACTCGTAAAGCTCTGAAGCTTTCCATTCAGTATCGCGAGGCTCGTACTCGACCGTGCCCACGTTCTGCGAGTACTCGTCGGAAAGCCCCGGAACGTCCTCGGCGGTCATGTCTTCGAAGCCGAACGACGTCATGTCGAACCCGTCGAGCGCGTTCAGCTCCGCGTCGAGCTTGGCGAAGTCCCAGCCCGTGTTCATCGTGAGCTTGTTGTGCACGATGCCGTACGCGCGGCGCTGCTCGTCGCTCAGGTGGTCGAGGCGCACGACCGGCACGACATCGAGGCCCAGCTTCTTCGCCGCCATCACGCGGCCGTGGCCCTCGATTATCTCGGGGCCGTCGGGGCCGTCCCACACGGCCACGGGGTCGTTGAAGCCGAACTCCCCGATGCTTTCGCATATCTGGTCGATCTGCTCGTTGGTGTGGATTTTCGCGTTGCGCGCGTACGGTATGAGCGATTCGGTGGGAACCTCTTCCACCGTCAACTCGGGCTGCTGCTTCATGGCCGCTCCCTTCCTGCGTTTTACCTGATAGGTATATTTTCGCAGGGCGGTCACAGGTGGGCCGAATCATCCAAGCCGCTTCGCCCTGTACTTCTCGGCCGCCGCGCTTATGTCGGCCACCACCGCGTCGTAGGGCTTGCCCGTCAGCCGCGCGAGAACCTGCGTCGCGTAGCGGCCCTCGGCCCTGGCGCTCCCCCGGCTGTCATAGCTGAATCCCATGCTCGACGCCTCAAGCCTCTCGCACATGTCCATGCGCTGCGCCAGCAGCTCTATGGCTTCCCAATAGCTCATTGCCTTCCCCAATCTCTCGGTTGGTGGAATTATATCGGCTCTGGCCTGGGGTTTTGTTAACGGAGCGTTTCAAGATGCCGCCAAACTCGGGGGGCTGTTTCCCGAATCGTAAAGTTGAGCGGGCCGTTGCGGCCGGCAAACGGCCCGAAAAAACGACGCCCCCGGGCATGAGCGAACCCGGGGGCCAGGAAGGGAACCGCTCTCGCATCGCGGCTCCCCCTCATTATCGCAGACGTGTCACAGCCCAGCGCACGCGCTTTCCGCGTATCTGCTTGCCTCCTCCTGTCTGTCCTCTTCGCCGTTGACCGTGCGCCCGTTCTCGCGCGACTCCATGACCGCGGAAGTGCCGGCCATGCGGTGGTCGCTACTGTGCGTCATTCGCGGCCGCTTCCGCCTCTCTGTCCTTCAGACGCTTGATTGCATCGTCCATCTCTTCGAGGAGCACCTTCTTCGCATCCTCGACGAGCTCCGTCTCCTGCTCCGCGAGGCACCACTCGCCCTGCTCCATGTCGCCGAGCTCTTCGAGCCTGCAATCGTTGTCCGCCAGGAACCTGCGGGCCTTCCCGATCGTCTTCACCTCGATGAGCATCGCGAAGGTCTTGCGCGAGATGGCAAACGACCTCTCGCAGCAGCCCGGGCGCCAATTCTCGGCGTTGTCGATGTCGGCCTTCTTCTCCTCTAAGTACGAGGACGGCTTGCCTTTGAAGATATACTCGCGGAGTATGTAGCTGCTTGCGCTGTTGACTTTCACCGTCTCGACCTCGGTCGAGACGACTCGCGCGTTGAGCAGCCCGGCCGCGCCTTTCGGCTTGGAAAGCTCGGCCACCTGCGACTTGAGCTTCTCGTTCTCATCCTTGAGCTTTTCGTATTCAGCAATGAAGAAATCTTCGAGATTCATTTCTCCCACTCCCTTCCGCAGTTGGTTACAGCGTCCTTGCGGCTGAATGCTCCGCAATGTCTGCACCGCCGGTAATTGCCAGCGTCCTCGCGCTTCGTCTTCGGGCGGTCGATGAGGTCGGCGAAGCGCTGAAAGAAGTCGCTATACAAAACTTTTCCGCGAAGCCCAACGAAGTAGCATAAGTCTTGCATCGCTCCAGGCATGTCGCCAAGGTCGCATACTTCATCGGGGAACGTGTCCCTCCATGCTTGGGCCTCGTCCGAGAACTTCGCCGCCACCTCGCGGCGCTCGGCATCGCTAATCATTCCGAGCCTCCTCGTAAAAAACTTCGCGCGACGTGCGCCACGACTCGGCGCTGTCCAGCACCATTTGGCACAGCAGCGCGGCGGTCGAGAGCTTCCTGAAGCTTCGCCAGCGGTCGCTGGTGTCGTACGCGACGCGCAGGTTGCCTGCGGCATCGGGGCAAAGCACCTTGCAGTTCCTTGGGAGCTGAAGCTTCTCATGCAGCGCGTCGGCAAGCTTCCTCGGACACACGAGCCAATTCTCGTCGCCTTCGAACGTTCGCCCGTGTCCGCTCGTGAAATCATCCATGCATGACTTGACTTCGACGAAGCAGAACGTGCCGCGCTCGGCTGCGGCGTTCGTGTAGCCGGTTCCGAGGCGATATGCAACGAAATCGACCCTATGGGCCTCGTCGACCCACACCTCGCTCGACACCAGATTGAACTCCTTTCTCAGCCGTTTGAGTGCCTTCGCGGAAAGCTCGGCGGTTGTCTCGCGGCGGTTGAAGTCGCTAACCATTTCGCACCTCCTTCTTTACGGTCAACTCGAAGCTATCGCTCATGCTTACCGCGCTCCCTGCATTCCTGTATTGCCTCGCGAATCCTCGTGAAGCATTCATCGCAAGCATCCATGGCATCGTCGCTTGAGATGCATCCGTACAAGTCCTCATATTCAGCCGAAATGGCTACAACCTTGGCGGAGTTGCCTTTGATTTCGGCTCCGCACATATCGCAGAACGTTTTCCTGCTCATCGCTGCGCCTCCTCTATTCGCTCGAAAATCCATCGCATGACCGGCACGGCCATGGAATTGCCTATCGCCTTGTATCTCGGGCCGTCGGGGCACTCGTCTGCAGGCTTGCCGCGATAGGGTATCTTCGTCCAATCATCGGGAAAGCCTTGAAGGCGCTCGCACTCCTTCGGCGTCAATCTGCGCACGATCATGTCTGTGCTCCTATCATCGAAAATCGTCTGTAGGTTGGAGGTGGAGAGGGTGAGCGACACTTCGTCGCTCACCAGCGCTCATTTGCCGCCGCCTTCGCAACCGCACCGCACAAGCAGCGCGCAGCTCATCGGGACACCGCCTCGTCATATGCCGCCATGGGAGGCGCGCCGCCAACTTTTAGCGATCCGCACATGTCCTCGTCGATGGCAGCTTTGGCGTTGTCGTCGGCCATGCAGAGTACCGACGGCTGAATGTTCATCCCCTCACCCGTGCCGCTGCTCAAAGTAGGCCCGCATGAATCGGGGGTGAAGATTCGCTTGCTTTGAGGGTCTTCTGGGTTTAGGCATCCCGTGCTCGCGAGTCCGTTGCTGTTGGTGTTCGCCGTCTTGCACACGTAGGTGGTCTGCTTCATGCCTGGCTGCGCCGACAACGCGCCGCTAATTGTGCCGTCTCCTTGGATTCGTACTTCGTCGCGCGTGTTCTGCGCGAAAGCCAGCACGCCCGGGTTGTGCCAGTCCGCCGTGCAAGTTGGCGACAGCTCGGCCTCGAAGCCTATATCCCCGGCTCCCGCTCCTTGGTGGAATTTGAAGCCTGCGCTCGAAGCGCCTCGTCGAGCTGCGGCGGCAAGGGCTTCCCTCTTTTCTCGGCTCGACGGATAATCCCCTCGCATGCCTTCCGGCCCAAAGAGAACCTCGACGGGGGGGGCAGGCTCCAAGATGTCCGACAAGAAAGAGACGGCGGCGTCGCTGGGCCACTCCGAAGAACTGCGCATCGAGTACGCGCCACGCCAGACCGTACCCGAGCTTGTCCATTTCGGACAGGAGCTGTCGGAAAGCCTCCCCATTCTCG